CCTATGAGACAATATTAGACGTATGCAGCGCATTTGGTAGTCACACTGGCTACACGCACCAAGCAAGCCATAAAAACTTTGACGATCGCTTACAAGGCCTTGTTATGGCTAGTGCAGATACCTATAAGCAAGCCATAAAACTACAAGCTAAGGGTTTCAAAACTTTTAGGGTCAAGCTACCTAATGATGGTTACTTAGATAATGAGATTGAATGCCTAGCGGATTCTAAGGGTTTAACTTGTGAGCAATGCGGAATTTGCGACGGAGACCAAAAAAATGTTGCTATTTCAGTACATGGCAGCAAAAAAAGTAAATTTAAGTCTAGTATTATACCTACAGTTAGTGTATAATCTAAAAATCAAAACCAAAACGGAGTAGTAAAAAATGTTCAAACTAAACACTAAATCATTGAATGACGGCACAACTGGCGCACGATTTGACCTAGAAATTGCCTTATTAGGCAATCTAAAAGGTATCTATCGCAAGCGAGCTATTAAGTCCCGTGGCTGGAAAATTGAGGCGCTAAAGCATACCTATGCTTTGCACCTAGGCAAGCGCACGTTATACCTTGAAAGTTTCAAGACCAAACGAAGCAACCGCCGCTTGTATAGTAACTGGGCAAAATAAAAGGAGTTTGTTTTCTCTGCGCTCTATGGTAACACGGGGCGCACGTAAAGCAAAAACCAAAACAGGAGCAAGACAATGGAAAAATTAAAAGATAGAGTAAAACTAGGCGTTTCGCCCAGTACAGAAGTAAGCACCTTAGAACCGTTAGCTGATTGGATTATGATAGAATGGCATTATGAGGATGTTTTAGAAGTGCGCCCAGACTTAACACCGCAACAAGCTAGATATGTTTTACATAAAGCACATAAAGGTCATGATGCTGATATGGGTATTAATTGGGAGGTGCTGATTTGTGTCGCTGACTGGTACTATCCCGAAAAGGAGCGCAATTATGAATAAAGAGCAAAAAGAGTTGCTTTGTATTATAGTCATTGGTACAATACTTTGGACTACTTTAGTAATCGGTTTAATTCATAAGTACTTATAAGGAGTGAGACAATGGAAAACAAGCCAGCATGGGTTTTAAAAGATTTTGATAAGAGTACATACTACAAGCTAATTTTGAATGAAACAGGCGAATATTTACGCAAAACAAGCACGACGGAGTTAGAAGAAGCAACCGTTTTTGATAACTATTTACAGGCTTGCGACTATGCAAAATTCAATAATGAGTTCACATTGGTTAGTTATGCAAATGAATTGTAAAAACATAAGAGCACAGGAAAGACCGTATGCTATCTATTGTGGAGACACTGTACTCGGTAGAGTTGAATATAGAATAGTACAGGCTCGATCATTTGGCAAGGATGCCCGTTGGTTGGTAGTTGAGAAAGTAGAGGCAAAAGGAAATGATTATAATTATGTTGAATTACGTGCTAAAGATATGTTAGCATTAGAAGGCCTAGAATTGGCTTATCAATCAGATGAATTTAAGGAGGCTACATATGCACATTCAAAGGAATCCAGAAACAGGCGATATAATCCTTAGTAATGAAACCTATACAGATAATTTTTGTGTGTTTAATGAGGATATAGCGACCCTTTCACAGGCGCTTAATATCGCTTTGAATTTAGATGAATTAGCTGCAATAGAGGCAAAACAACGAGCACAGGAGCTGTTAAACAATGACTAGTAGAATACGTTTAAAAAGCATGCTAAGAAGGCATGAAGGAGTCAAAAGCCATGCTTATAAGTGTACCAGTGGGCAATGGACTATAGGCGTAGGGCGCAATATAGATGACAGGTCGGGGATAGGTCTTAGCGATCATGAAATAGACTATATGCTTGAAAATGACATAAACAGAACAGAAGCGGAACTGGAAAGGGCTTTTCCTTGGTTTTCCGCTCTATCAGAAACAAGAAAAGATGTTATAATTGATATTTGTTTTAATATAGGCTTGACAAAGCTAAGAAAGTTCAAAAAAGCACTTGACGCAATGGAGAATAAAGACTATAATCAAGCAGCAATAGACTTTTTAGATAGTCGCTGGGCTAGACAAGTCAAAAAACGTGCTAATAGGCTTTGCAATATGCTTATAGCAGATAGTTATGATGTAGATTAGGAGAAAATTATGGGGTTTTTAGCAATAACTTGTATAGTAATATACGTAGTAATTTGTTATATAGGGTTTTTAGCTACAGACCCTATAAAATATGAAGAAAAAAAGCGTGAGGCGAAAAGAAAAGCCAAAAAAATTAAAGCCAGAGGGGTTGACAAATGGAAATAAAAGCTATACAATATGATTGGCCTCTTATGGAGGCGCTAATTGAAATTAAAAGAGACAATCTTAGGTATTATGAGATAGAAGAATATATCAAACTGGGATTGTATGAAGAATTAATGACAAAAAAACACAGCCAGCTACTAGATGAATTTAAAATGTATACTGGCGAAGATTGGGAACAACACCCACAAGCCACACTGGTAAATTAAGGAGCTAGATATGCGTTGTAAAGCCTGTGATGTTATACTAAATGATTATGAATTGTCTCGAAAAGACCAAGATTCTGGTGAATTTTTAGATTTATGTAGTAGCTGTCTTGTAAGTAGTAATGAAGCGATGTTAAACTACAGTACAACAACAGAAGCAGACGGAGAATCCGTAGATAATATTTTAAAATAAAATTTGACAGGAGGTAAAACTACTGGTATAATACTAAGTATACAAAGAAACATTAATATATTATCTTTGTTATATTACTAAAGAATACTAGGGTTCTGTAGTAGAACCCTTAGTTTAAACTGGAAACCATATAGGAGAATTTCCAAGATGATCGCAGAAGGAACAGTAGCATTTGAATCACTAAAAGAGCATGATATCTTTAATGGTCAATCCACGGGTAAGTTTACCTTAACTTTAACACTAGATGAAAAGTCAGCGACAAACCTAGAGTCTGAAGGTGTCAAAATCAAAGACTACGAAGGCAAGCCACAGCGTAAGTTTTCAACACAGTACACAGTGCCAGTGTTTGACTTAGATGGTAAACCATTCATAGGTCAGGTTACACGGGGTTCTAAGGTACGTATTCAGTGGAAGAAAGGTAACCCACATCCTGTTCACGGCACACCGCCCTACCTAGAAAAGGTACGTGTATTGGAACTAGCGGAAGCACAGGGAAGCATTGACGAGGATTTCTAATATGAGCAGTTTTGTCAAACATGAAGCGTGTCCTAGTTGTGGCAGTGCTAACAACTTAGCTAGATACTCAGATGGGCACGCTACCTGTTTTGGTGTAGATTGCAATTATTATGAACACGCAGACGGAGGGGCTACCAAGGCCTCTCCCGAAGCGTCAACAAACCCTAAACGGAGGTTTGAAATGTCGGGTGTATTTGCCGCAATATCAGATCGCAGAATATCACAAGGAGTGTGTGAAAAGTTTGGAGTGACAGTAGAATACGGGACGGATGGTAACATAACTAAACACCACTATCCATACTATGATGTCAGCACTAAACAACCTGTAGGAACAAAGGTACGTAGGGTAGAGAATAAGGAGTTTTACGCTACAGGTACTTATGAGAATACTGGCCTATTCGGTCAGCAGGCCTTCAAGGAAGGAGGAAAGTATGTAACAGTATGTGAAGGCGAAGCGGACGCATTGGCCATATCTGAAATGTTTGATGGTAAGTGGCCTGTCGTTTCTATCAAGTCAGGAGCAGGGTCAGCAGTTAAGGATATAAAGTCCTCGCTGGAATGGCTAGAAACATTCGAAAACGTAGTTATTTGCTTTGACAATGACGAACAAGGACAGAAGGCAGCAAGTAAGGTATTACAGTTATTCTCACCTAACAAGGCTAAGAATTGCACGTTGCCTTTGAAAGATGCTGGCGAAATGCTCAAAGCTAATCGCATACGTGAGTTTACAAGTGAATGGTGGAATGCCAAGACCTACCGCCCCGATGGGATTGTAGGCGGCCAAGACACATGGGAATTACTCAACGCCACTAAAGACGTTAAGAGTACACCCTACCCTTGGTCGGGTCTTAACAGCGTTACATATGGGTTTAGACCCAAGGAATTAGTAACCATAACCAGTGGCTCAGGCATGGGTAAGTCACAGATAATCAGGGAGCTTGAACATTATCTGTTAGGCGCTACTGACGATAACATAGGAATCTTGGCTCTTGAAGAATCAATAGAGCGAACTGTTACAGGTGTAATGTCAATAGAAGCTAACCAGCCTCTACACTTACCGACCACATCAGTTAGCGACGAATACCGCAGGGAAGTCTGGGAAAAGACAATGGGCACAGGGCGTTTCTATATGTTCGACCATTGGGGTTCTATGGGTGAAGATACGCTTCTTAATAAGATACGTTATCTGGCTAAAGGCCTCGACTGTAAGTGGATTATATTAGATCACTTATCCATTGTTGTATCTGACCAAGCGGAAGGCGACGAGCGAAAAGCCATTGATGCTATAATGACCAAGTTGCGGCAGTTAGTACAAGAGACAGGCGTAGGCCTATTCCTTGTGTCTCACTTGAAGCGACCACCAAGCAAAGGTCACGAAGAAGGAGCACAGGTGTCGTTGTCTGAGCTACGAGGTTCAGCAGCTATCGCACAGTTATCTGATATGGTTATTGGCCTAGAAAGGAATCAGCAACACAAAGACCCAGTTATACGCAATACGACTACAGTACGTGTGCTTAAGAATCGCTTTGCTGGCTTAACAGGAGCTTGTTGTTGGCTTGGATACGATAGTGACACAGGACGCATGACAGAAGTTACAGAGCCTGAGGCTACAGAAGATAACGCATACGCAGGGGGAGACTTTTAGTGACAAAGAAGTTAGTATTTGATATAGAGACAGACGGTCTTAAGCCGACCACAATCTGGTGTATAGTAGCTAAAGAGGTAGACAATAATGAGTTATACGTATTTGATTATAATAATCTTAGCGATTGGAATAGTTTTGTACGAGGATATAACGAAGTAATAGGTCACAACCTAATTGGCTATGATGTGCCAGCGTGTGAAAAGCTTCTAGGAACTGACTTCTCAGGTATCAAGATTACTGACACTTTGGTTATGTCTCGACTAGCCGACCCACAGCGAGGTGGTCACGACTTAAACAGTTATGGATTGGAGTTAAACAATGAAAAAGGCGATCACTCGGATTGGTCTTGCTATAGCTTGGAAATGCTTGAGTATTGCAAGCAGGATGTTAGGTTATCTGAACAAGTTTACAAACGACTCGTTCAGTCCCTTAGTGGCTTTGGAAGCGAATCTATTAATCTTGAGCATCAGGTACAGGATATTATATGCAAGCAAATAGAAAACGGATGGCTGTTAAACGAAGAAAAGTGTTACGACTTAATCGGGGAACTAAAAGAAGCCTCGTTTGTAGCGGAGGAAAAAGTACATGAAGTGTTCAAGCCTCTACCTACATTCATTAAGGAAATATCCCCAAAGCGTAAGAAAGATGGCACGTTCAGTGTCGTTGGTCTTAAGTTCCTCGGAGATCGTTGGACAGAGGTTGCAGGACAGTTCAGCCGTGTTGATTGGCCTGTATTTAATCTAGGCTCAAGACAACAGATAGCACGTTACCTACAGCACTTTGGATGGAAACCGAAGAAGTACACTGACAAGGGTCACGTTATCGTTTCTGAAGAAGTTTTGATGGAAGTACAGGGAATCCCTGAGGCAAAGCTAATTGCTGACTATTTGCTGCTACAGAAGCGCCTAGCACAAGTTAAGGGCTGGGTTGATAAAGTAGACACTGACAAACGTGTTCACGGCTTTGTGAACTCAAATGGAGCTGTCACAGGACGTATGACGCACAGTAGCCCTAATGTTGCAAACGTGCCAGCATCCTATAGCCCATACGGCAAAGAGTGTAGGGAATGTTGGACTGTTCCTCAAGGGTACAAGTTAGTCGGTTGTGATGCTTCTGGTTTGGAATTGAGAATGCTTGCTCATTATATGAATGACGAGGCGTATACTCAAGAGATTCTAAATGGTGATATTCACACAGCTAACCAGATTGCTGCTGGTTTACCTGAAAGATCACAAGCCAAGACTTTCATATACGGATTCCTGTACGGGGCTGGTGACGCAAAGATTGGTGAGATAGTAAATGGTAGTGCTAGAGAAGGTAAGCGACTCAAGAATAAGTTCTTAGACGCTACACCAGCACTCAAGAAACTACGAGAAGACGTTGTTTCTGCCTCTGGTAGAGGTTTCTTGGTTGGCCTTGATAATCGTAAGCTCTTTGTTCGGTCTCCCCATAGCGCATTAAATACGTTATTGCAAGCAGCCGGAGCAATAGTTATGAAAAAAGCCTTGTGTATTCTCTCAGAGTATGCTATAATATGGGGGATAGACTTCAAGTTTGTAGGTAACATTCACGATGAATTCCAAACAGAGGTCAAAGAACATCAAGCAGAGCAGTTCGGTAAGTTAGCCGTTGCCTCTATTGTGGCAGCAGGGATTGAATTAGGACTTAGGTGTCCACTAGACGGAGATTATGCCATAGGTAACACATGGGCAGAAACTCACTAGTAAGTAGGAAACTGACCAAGAAAATAGGGTAACTATGAAAAGCGCAGATAAAAAAAGTGAGTATTTTGTTGACCGCATAAACTCTAAAGGAGAGGCAATATTAAAGAGAAACACAAATCAAACAAAGGAACATTTAGAGTCTTACCTTAGAGCAGAAAACATACGCTATGATATGCGAGAAGGCGCTAAAATGGTTTGGCTTTATGTGAATAACGGAAAGTATGCTTACTACTGGACTACAGGACGTTGGGCTGCTCACGTAAAAGGAGGATTTCCTAAAAATCACTATAGATCAAACGGTATTGAGGATTTAATGACACGGTTTTTAAAGAAAAACGAGGATATGTAATGAGTAAACCAAAGAGCCTTTACAACCTAGTACCTGACATTTACAATCTTATGAAGACTTCTAGTCCTGACGATTCCGTTGATGTTGAGCAAGAGATAGAAAAGTTTGGTGAGGCTTGTAAACAGCTCATGCGTGACAAATTCGACAGTAAAGGATATGTAGATAACCGAAAACTACGAATGTCAAACATAGGCAGGGACGACAGAATACTATGGCATCATTGTCAAGGAACAGATAAAGAAGAAATATTGCCACACACATACATTAAGTTTATGTATGGGCATTTAATCGAAGAGATGCTTCTACTTCTAGTACGCCTAAGCGGCCACAATGTAACTGACGAACAAAAACAAGTGGAGGTTAAAGGAATCAAGGGTCACATGGACTGTAAGATTGACGGAACAATCATTGACGTAAAGTCTACAAGTACATACGGCTTCAAGAAGTTCAAGGAAGGAACTTTGGCAATGGACGACCCCTTCGGTTATGTAGCTCAGAACAAAGGATATGCAAGAGCAGAAGGAGAGACCAAGTACGGCTGGCTTGCCATGGATAAGCAAAACGGGCATTTGACTTGTTTAGTATACGATGAAGAAGATACCCAAGCTCCTATATATAAGCATATAAACTGGGATATTGAAGATCGGATTGAATACTTAAAAAAGGTGGTGGTGCAGAAAGAGCCTCCCGAAATCTGCCAAGAACCAGTACCAGACGGGAAATCAGGGAACATGAAACTACCTATGAAGTGCTCATACTGTTCTTACAAAAAGTCTTGTTACCCAGACTTAAGGGCGTTTGCGTACAGCTATGGGCCAAGATATTTAACAGAGGTGGCAAATGAGCCGAAAGTCAGGGAAATCAAACTTGAGTAAAGTAAAATACAGAAGTGGTCTTGAGGAAAGATTAGCCAAGGCTCTAGGTAATAAGTATCTTTATGAGCCTTATGCTATTCCTTACATAGTTAAAAGGAAGTATACCCCTGACTTTGTGTTCGAAGAATCCAAGGCCTTGATAGAGGCTAAGGGATTCTTTAGAGTAGGCGATACTCAGAAGTATACCTCCATAAGAGATACTATAAAAGAAGATGGCTGGGAGCTTGTGTTTTTGTTTAGCGACCCTAAGAAAAAACTAAGGAAAGGCTCTAAAATGACGTTAGGGCAATGGTGCGATAAAGAAGGTTTTGCATATTTTACCGAAGAATCGTGCTCAGATATGATGGAGTACATACAATGTCTGCAACTTACGAAGAATTAAAAGAGAAAATACTGCGAGAGTATGACGCTGATTTGCTTCTTGAAGTTCTTGAGATCAATGCTGAAATGCTCTTGGATAGGTTTGAGGATTTACTTATGAAGAACATGGATAAATTTCAAGAGGACGACTTAAATGACTAATCCGTTGAATACACAGGTAGGTGGTGGTCATTATAAAGACGCATTCATTCAACCTATAGAGTATATACACATAAACAAGCTAGGCTTCATAGAAGGCAATGTAGTTAAGTACATTACCAGATGGAAAGATAAGAATGGTGTAGAAGACTTGAAGAAAGCCAAGCACTACATAGAGCTGCTAATTGAGCTGGAGAACAATAACTATGAAACTTATTGACGCTAATGACCTACCAGAGCCGCAGAGTAACTACGAGCTGGCTAAGGAGTGTTTGGATGCCTGTTATTCATCATATACAGATAAAGAGTTTTTCATTATGACTATAGATGATGAAGGAACAATGGCTGTGTATAGTTCTTTAGATCACCCAGTAGCTTATATGGCTTTGGACTCAGCCAAGGAAGTTGTAAAGACTAACTTTGAAGAAGACTTTTACTTATAGGAGATAAGATGAGCGTTACCTTTTTGACGGGAGAAAACTGTGGTGCTTGCAAACAACTCAAGGCTCAGTTATCCCAGTACGGACTAGACGACAAAGTAACCATGCTTGATGCCTATAGCGCAGAAGGAGCTTTGTTTATCGCAGAGCATGACTTACGCAGCATTCCTGTGTTATATAATCATAGTACTGATAAGATGATTATTGGAAGTAAAACAACAAAGGAAAAACTTGAGGAGTTTTTTAGTTAATGGAAGCAGAATATATTGACCACATGGGAACTGACCTGACTGTAGTTAATGCAGCAAGAGTTAGTTTTGACAAAGAATCAGATTGGGAAGTTGATTGGAATGATGGTCTGGTAGGCAAGGTTAGTGAAAAAGATAGGAAGCTAATACGCTACTTAGCCAAACATAAACACTGGACACCTTTCAGCCATCCACAGATTACCTTACGCTATACAGTTCCTGTGTTTGTAGCACGACAAGAGTTTAAACATATAGTAGGCTTTACTCGTAATGAGATCAGCAGGC